CAGACGATTCGATAACACCTTGCGAAATTTTAAGCTGTATATTCTAAAAACTATTAAGAAATACAATGTAAAAATTGACAAACACGTTATGTCACCATCACTCATAGACAAATTAAACACCAGACGGCATGCTGGCGAAACGTATATATGGCATCAAGAAAGACGTAGAAATACACCCAAGGTCAAGGCACAAAACAAATGGCGAATCATATGAACGAATTATTTGAATCACATAAAAACTTAGTGTATACTGTCCTGAGTCGGCATAAGATTTTCACCAATCACCCAATGCGACAAGACTGCGAACAGGCTGGACTTATTGCTTTAGTAAGGGCCATAAACACCTATAATTCTAAACTGGCAAAACTGTCTACCTATGCCTATTTGCTGATTCGTGAAAGTGTGCAAAAGGAATTAGCCAAGCAACCACTAATTAAAATGGGATATGGCAGTGGAAGTTACGAGACTATGCTGAATAACCAGCACAAGATTTTAATTTTATCACTCGATTATAAATACCCTATGAAAAAAGATGATGGTTCAGATAACGCCACCCTGAAAGAAGTGATTCCGCTAAAAGAAGAAGAAGAAGAAGAACCTTATCCCCAAGAACAAATGGAAATGCTATTAAGTGGTCTACGAATGGCCAAATTAACAAAGACTGAAAAAGAACGTCTTAGACTATGGATGGATGGTGAACTGGATTATCATCGCCATGGCACAATTTCTTGGGTGATGAAAAAGATTAAACGTCACATAAAAAGAAAATACGGGGCCATAGTCTAGTATGCCCAGCCTTAAGTTAAATAAAAACCCGGAACAGCTTCTTGAAGAGAATAAATATCTAATTGTCAAGATTGTAAACGGTATCTGTGTCAACGAATCTAATAGACAGGATTTAATGCAGGCTGGTTATTGTGGTTTGATGAGGGCCTACCAGACTTACAACGAGAGTTTTAAAACCCGATTCTCAACCTGGGCTTATTGGCAGATTCGATGGGCTGTAAGCAAGGCTCAGAACGACACCTATCTTACGTCCTGTTCTCCCCGGACCCGCCCCAAGCGCAAGGAATATTATTTGCCGATTGAATCCCTAGATGGTTGCTTAAGTGAAAATGAAAACGAATCACCCTATGAGTCCTTGTGCTTAAAAGAAGAAGATGAGTTCCAGCAAAAGCTCATTTTAAAGATTTATGGTAAATTGAATCATAAATTAAGTCCCGCCGAGAGAACTGTTTTCATAGAATATTTCGTTAAATCATCTAAATCTTCTGATATTATCAAGAAGTTTCCCACCTTCTATTCAACGCTCAGCAGGATTTCTAAGAAATTGGCTATAATTATCTCGAAGTTAGGTGTTCAAATTTAAAAATTAATGGATGCGTGGAGGATTGCGCTATTGTCTCTCCTTTAGCCTCCTCCATCGCATTCATTTTATAAGCGAAGCGCATGTCTATACGATTAATTGTGATAAAACCGTGCTGCCAGAAGGGCTACTATACGGCCATTAAGGTTCAAAAGATGCTGGAATCCAATCAAATTGAATCATTTGTGCAGCTTAGGTCTCAAACATCTGGCTTTCGTGACTTCAGAAGAATACTGGAAATGAGGGGAATGGACGAGGCCTATATCAAAGCCAGCAAGCGCCCGGTTCTCATTGTAGACGGTTATGATCTGGCCTTTTATACAGACGATATAGAAATGAACATCCACAAGTATTACAAGGATATACTTAATGCAATCCAAACAAAAAAATAAGGGCATGACTTCAGGTGATCGGGTCAACATCCTGTCTAAAATTGCAGGAGATGACTCGTTGGAGCCTTCTATAAGGGTTCAGGCTATCAAAGCCTTGGACAACTTATCTGATTCGGAAGGCATGTCGAGCCGTTATTTGCTTGAGATCGGTGTCAATAAGCGATCCATGATTCGGTATTTGGCTGCGATGGGCATACCGAAAGAGGACATGGTGAAGATTTTAACAACCGACGATACCTTGGAAATGCTGAAGAAGGTCGGGGAACTGAAGAAAGCTGGCTATGTGACGACCTTCAAGAACCCGTTTACCGACGAAGAGGAGGATAAAATCGTTGAAGAGCTGGAAGGTGCAGACAAAGTAGAAGATGATTTAGTTGAACAACTGGAATCTGAGCGGGAAAGAGTAGAAGAAGAAAAAGAAACCTTGCGTGAAAGAAAAGAAGCTGCTGCCATAGAAAAGAAACGACAGGAAGAAATTGAGAAACTGAAAAAAATGGCTGAAGATTCCGTAAGCGAAGAAGAAATAGAAAAAGAACTGGAAACCATTAAGAAATTTGAGGAAAAGAAGGAAGAGCCCGCTAAATCTGAAAAGAAATTGTTTGACGAGGACTTCCTGTAATGGACAATCATAGAAAAGTAAAACTTTATCCCTCCCAGCTCAAGTTCCTTTTTTCAACCAAGAAAGAAGTGCTCATGAGTGCGGGTTACGGATCAGGAAAAAGTTTTGCCTTGGCCATTAAGGTTGCCATTGAATTAACCAAGCCCGGTAACATCATAATCCTGTCTCGTAAATACTTTGGTGATTTAAAGACTTCTACTTTACGTTCTTTAATTGAGGGTGATGGAAGTCAGCCACCCATTTTGAAACCCGGAACCTATACTTACAATGTTCTGGACAAGCGCATAGACATGTATGGCGGAGGAACCTGTTTTCTAATCGGCTTTGATAATCCACAGAAGGTTGGTTCTATCAATGCCGGGTTTGTTGGGGTCGATGAGGCTTGGGAGATAGACGAAGTTGAATACATGTCTCTCCTCAAGCGTTTGCGTAATGATGTTGGGTGCAGGCAGATCATGATGGTGACAAACCCGGGAACCTTCGGGCATTTCTTGTATAGAAAATTCTACACCGATAGAAAGCCAGACGACGATATAGAAGTTATTGAGGCTTCAACCTTGGAGAACGTCAATCTACCAGAAGACTATATCGAAAAGTTCCTGCTCAAGCAATGCACGAGTCAGCAGGATATAGACTTCACCATGAATGGAAAATGGATTGCGAATGGAACTTTAATTTATCCACAATGGAGCCGGGATAAGATTGTGGAAAGACCTGATAAAGATTTTGAATATTTCTTTGTTGGTATCGATTACGGCTACACACATAAATTTGGCCAACTTTTAATTGGAGTAGACCACGACAATAACCTTCACATCCTAGACGAATTCTATCGCAGTCATTGTTTGCATAAGGATGTTTATGATCAGTTGGCTAAATGGAGCCATTATGGTGCCAAAATTATTGTCGATCCGAGTGCTGCCAGTTTTATTGCAGAACTAGAAGAGCGTGGATTTAATGCAGAGGCAGCAGAGAATAATGTAGACATCGGAATTGGCCGGGTTAGAAATTATCTGGCCACCAATCGCCTAACCGTTGATCCGAGATGTGTTAACTTAGTGGACGAACTGGAAAACTATTCATTTGACCAGAACGGAAAACCGATTAAGAAGCGGGACGATTTGGTGGACCCACTTAGGTATGTCTGCAATCACTTAAGTCGTTCCAATAATGAGATACCCGTGATCTATGGCTATACAGATTGGCTCGAAGGTGAAGTAAAACGACTTAGGGAAAAAGGTGATATAAACGCTATAATTAGTCTAACACGAGGTGATTATGCAGAAGAATATAACTAAGCCAAAAAGAAAATATGAGCGTAAAGCTGGTAAGATTGCTAATGATCTTAACTATTCATCGGTTCTTTACATGGGCGATCCAGTTATTTTGAATAACCTGTCTGCAAAAGAGTTGGTGGATAAGAATACGGGTTGGGCCGCTATATGTTGCAAGAAGTTAGCAACAATCATGAGCAGCATAGAACTTAAATTGTTTTATGCCAAGGGTAAAAACCAGAAGATTCTAAATTCACATAAAGAAGTTGATCCGGTTAAACAAGCCCTGATTAAAAAGTCAACCAGTAACTTTACCGTCAAACAGTCCGACCAGATTGTAGAAATAACAAACCATCCTTTAAGAGAATTACTGTTCAAAGTTAATGACCGTCTCAATTACACGGATTGGATTTCTTTAAATGAGTCTTATGTTGAAACCATTGGAAATAGTTACAACTTGATTGAGTTTCAAGACGGCGTTCCTTCTGCTATGTATCCTCTATTGGGTGAATATGTAGAAATCAATGTAGCCGACAAAGTTAAAAGCAAGATTGGTTCTTACATTTACAAGCTGGACAACAAAACCTACAACTATAAGCCCGAAGAAATTTTGCATTTTGTAAATTATGCACCGGGCAATACGATATTTGGAAAAGGTTCTCTTGAAATCTGTCTGGCTGCTGTCATGCGAGAGCGCTACTACGATCTCTACGAATATTATTTGTGCAAGAACTTCGCTTTGCCTAGTTTCATGATTAACTACAAGGGCCATAGAAAATTGACTGAGAAAGAACGTGAAGACTTGTATAGACAAGTCAACCTTAAATTTGGTTCTGTAAAAAATAGTGGAAAGCCTATTATTACAGAGGGCGACGCTATTGAAATTACCCAATTGCAATCCGATACCTTGCGAGACATGAATTTCGTCAACGCAAGGGCAGAAAACCGTAAAGTTATATGCGGAGCCTACGGAATACCACTCGATTTGGTTGATACAGCGGATGCCAACCGGGCTAGCGCATTAACGGCCATAGCTCAGTTTATGCAATTCACGGTTTTCCCGAAGATGAATAACTATTGTGAGCTACTTAACCAGCAAATTACGCCCTATTTTGATGATTCCAACAAGTTATTTGTGTATTTTGACAACACGATTCCTACCAATCCAGTCGAACAATCGGCTGTTTTGGATGTCTATGTCAAGGATTCTATTCTCACTGTAGATGAGGCTAGAAGAATAATAGGATACGAAGCTAAACCGGAGGATGATAATGAAGTCCAAAATCAACCTGAGTAACATAAAAAACTTCGTTGACATTGACAGCGAAGATTCCGAATCGGTATTGGAACGAAAGGCATTCGTTTCAGATCTTAAAATAGATGAAACGGCAGAAAAAGAAGCCGTTTTCAAGATGAGTTGTGCCATAACTGATGACGACGGCGATATGGTCATGCCAGAAGGGTGCAACCTAAGTCGTTACAAGAAAAATGCACCTTTACTTTGGGATCATCAATGGTCGTCCTTACCTATTGGTGTTGCTAAAGAAATTGTTGTAGCCCCTGATGGTGTTTATTCCAAGAACAAGTTTGGCGACACAGCTTTTGCCAACGATGTATGGTCCTTGGTAAAATTGGGTGCCATCCGGACCTGTTCAGTTGGTTTCGTAGTCAAGAAGGCTCTCGTAAAGGGAACCGATGAATTCGTAAAATACGTTAACGAGAAAAGTTTGCAGATAAGTGACAAGACACGTCGCATAATCACAGACTGGAAGCTTTACGAGAATTCTTTGGTGAATATTCCTGCAAACGAAGACGCTATTGTTCAGGCCATATCCACAAAGTCGCTTAAATTGGATGGAAGCACGTTTGAAAAACTAGGCCTTAAGCAAACAGAAGCACCTAAGACTGAAGAAGTTAAGGTTGAAGTAAAGACTGAAGAGGTTAAAGTAGAAGTTAAGGCCGAAGTCAAGACCGAAGAAGTTAAGATTGAAGCACCTAAAATTGAGGAAAAGGCTAAAGAAGAACCTAAAGTAGAGCCTAAAATAGAAGAAGAAACGATTGAAATTGAGGTTGAAGAGCCCATATTGGCCGAAGTAGCCGAAGAAAAGGTAAAGAAAGTGTGGGTGGTTGTTCGGGAAGGTGATTACAAGTTGACCGAAATAGACAAGAAGATAGTTCAGCAAATAAAAAAGGGCAAGATTCTGTAATCTGCTATAACTAAGTGATATTAGATATCGCCATAGTGTTTACGGCAATATTAACATCAAGGAAATTCCAAATATGAAAATTAAGTTCGTTAAGGATTATGAAAATTATACTGCTGGGTCAATCGTTGAAAACGTCGATGAGAAAAGCGCAAAAGAACTTAAGGAAAAATCTTTTGCAATTGATTACGACGAAAAAACTGCCTCAGCAGAACAAGAACAGGCAATAAAGAAAGAGGTTGATATCATGAGTGATGATAAAGTTGAGAAGAAAGAAGTGAAGGTAGAAGCGGCTGATGAAAAGGTCGTTATTAAGTCTCTAGGTCAGTGGGCTCAGTCCATTACCAGAGAACCTGAAGCCATTCGTGTAACCCAGAAGGCCAGCGGAATGTCAGAAGGGGTTAACGATTCGGGTGGCTATCTTTTGACACCTGAAATTACGTCACAGATATTCGGAGCAACCATTCCGGGTTCAGTAATCTATCCGAAATGCATGAAACTTCCGATCAAGTCTAATAGCATCAAACTTCCGATCTATCTGAACACTGGTAACTCTGCTACAAATCCTCCGAGAATGTATCCGATTACTCCGGATGGTGGAGCAAAAACTGGAACCAAGCCCGTCCTCTATCAGAAGACACTCAGTTTGGTTACATGGTCCTGGCTCGAATATGCTACCGAAGAACTCATCGAAGACGCTCCTGCCTTTGGTGCTTGGCTAATCAACAACATCAAGGAAAAGAGTGGCTGGGAATTCGACAATCGGGTTCTTAACGGCGTTGCGGCTACGGATGGATTCGAAGGAATTCTGACGGCTGCTGCTAACGGTTACAGGGCGGCTTGCACGGTTGCTGCAACGATTACCAAGGCCAGTGTCATTAATCTGATGGCTGGTGTAATGCCCCAGTATAATCCGGAATGGTTTATGTCCACCAAGGCGTGGGCTTCTATGATGGATGTTTGCTCGACGGCTACATCGGTTGTTCCTGCGTTTAGTCCTCAGAGTGGTTCTATGGTGAACGCTGACGGGACTATGCTTATGGGCAAAAAGGTTAATGTCATGCAGCAAATGGCCAACCTAAACTCAAACGGCGACATACTTTATGGTGATTTTGCTAAGTATGTTGTGGCTGAGAAAAACGGATTGAATGTTGCGATTTCTCGTGACTTCAAGTTCGATACCGATGAAATTGCATACCGGGTAACCATCCGTCAGGCTGGGGCCGCTGTGATTCCGTCTCAGACCAATATCGATACATCGGTTCAGGCTGCGTTTGCGGCTCGGTTCTAAGAGAAAGTAAATGTTTCTTTGGGGACCGGGGTTGAAATATACCCCGGTCCCCATCGAGAAGTAAAAACTCGATTCGTTAAGTCGAATCTTAGGAAGGTAAAACCTACATGTCTATTCAAACTCTGTCCGATCTTGTCTATAATGTCATTCAGGAAAAACTTCAGGGCAAAGCCTCTAAAGAATTAATTGAATACAAATCCCTCGGCATGAACGAAACAATTGGGCCAGAGGGAGGCTACGCAACCACCGATCAGATGATTGACGAGATTTTGGCGTCATTCAATAAGGTTGGTTGTGGTGCTTACGCCAAGGCCAAGAAGATTAATGTTACCAAGGGTTCCGGCGTTGTAATGCCCTTTGTAACAGAAGCCAATACTACTTCTGCTGTTACTGTTTACTGGCCCGGAGAAGGCTGTCAGAAAAATAGCACCTTGCCTCATTTCGATATGCGGCGTGGATCGCTTAATACGGTCTCCGGTCTTATTCATATCACAGAAGAACTGATGGAAGACAAGCAGCAGTTGGTTTCGTGGCTCCAACAGATCATGCCTCAGTTCTTTGTTAACGAAATTGAAAATAGAATGTTTAATGGTGCCGGCGCTACATCCATGATTGGTATTATGGACGGTGCTGCTCCCGGAGTTATAGGTGTTGCTGTTGCCGATCCTGTTGACTTGGCGACACTGAAGAATTACGAAAAAGCAATCGCACCAAGAAGCACCAAGCAAGCAGAATTCTATGTTTCGAAAGAAGACTATAACGATATTATTGACATGATGGATTGCACCAATACATGTGGCGAAATCATTACATTCCGTGATGAGCAGATGCACATTTACGGCCATCCTGTTAACCAAGTCGATTTCTTGGTTGCCGGAACATCTCCTGTTCTAGCTGACTTCACTCAGTATGTTGTCGTTCAGCGTGGAATGAAGTTCGTTGATTCTATTAACTTCAAGTTCGATTTAGATGAACGTTCTCTTAAATGGACCATGCGGCTGAATGGAACTTCATACGGGAATATCTATACCTTGAACGATGGAGTTCAAGTGGCTCCATTTATTGTTCCTTCTACTTCACCGGTTGCTGAAAGTTCTTCTTCGTCTAGCTCTAGCTCGTCTGATTCGTCTACGTCTGAGTCGAGCCAGTCTAATTCAAGTTCGTCTAAGAGCTTGAGTTCGGCATCGTCTAAGAGCTTGAGTTCGGCAAGTTCTCAGAGTCAGAGTTCTGCAAGTTCAGCAAGCCAGTCTTCTGAATCTTCAACTTCTGTAGAATTTTCAAGCGGAAGTTCTACGTCTGTATCAAGCGACAGTAGTGAATCTTCATTGGACATTACAAGTGAAAGTTCGCCCAGTTCTACATCTATGAGTTCACTAAGTTCTGTTGAATATTCCAGTAATTCTTCCAGTTCGTCTGAGTCTGGAACCTGTCCTCGGTATGTATGTGGCGACTGGAATCAAGCAATAGTTGGAGCCGATGGAACCTATGTGCATACTGGAGAATTCGGCAGTGGCAAGGCTTATACTAATGGAACCTATTGGATTTGGTATGACATAACCACTACTTATTGGGCCTTGTCTGGTGATAAGGGCGATCCACAGAATCAGTGGGAGTCGTCAATTGATACGGCGGCTGCTGCTTGTCCTTCTGACGATATTTGGG